CTACTTCGATAGGAGAAACGTCATGGATGACGATACCGAGCGTAAGCTCTTAGTAACAGAAATCTTGACTCTTGAAGGGGCCGTGATCGAATCCGGGAAGACAAATATTGACTTTCCGAGCGATCCTGACTTTTTCAATAATTTCTCTACGGCGGATCTTCGAGCGATGAAAAATCGTTTCGAGCGTCTTGTCCGTTCTCTTGGAGGTGCAAAGCACTGAGGAGGATTCTTTAATTGCTACTCAGGTCGCTTTGCGATTCTGAGATGCTACCTTAACCCTCTCGAAACGGACACACTATGAAAGACAAACTTGTAACACTCCTTTCACCTTCACAGGCTAAGGGGCGCCGCAATCTTGCAATCGTGGTGTGTTTTGTTTCGATCGGGTTAAGCTTGATACTAGGTGAGAAACATCCACTTAGTATGGCCGTGGATTCATTCGCGTCCATCCTCCTTATCGGAGGCGCGTGATGGGACTTACTAAGCGAAGTCTTGAGACTACGGGTAAAACGTACCCTGGCCTTGGCTACGATCAAAGCACCCTTCAGTACGTGAATGTACTGATTGGTGGTAAGAATGTAGTTCAGGCTAAGATTACGAACACTCATACCTCAAGTTCTAGCACGAGTATGGAACTCTCGCGCGTAGCCTATACTACACCTAATGTTAATTCATACATTACGAGTAGAATACCTTTGCCCTTTTGTGAGCAATCTTTTAAGCGAGAAACTCTTACGCCTTGGCGTGGGAAGATTTCGGTTATTAGCGCTAACTTCGGGCAGTTGGGCTCATACTCCTACGTTCAGCAGGGTTGTTTCGACAATGCTGTAAATAACGTAGCAGGATGGCTCAATAACAAAGGTTCTATAGGCACCCTTTCCTCCTCGCAAATGTTGTCAGTTGACAACTTTGCGAAAAACAAAGTTCTTCTTAAGATCAAAGATCAAAAGATTAACGTTGTTCAAGCTATGGCCGAGCGGAGTCAAACCGCCAGCTTAATCGCTTCCTCAGCAACGAAAATTGCTAAGGCGCTTTTGGCTGTAAAACGGGGTAACTTGGTGGAGGCGGCGCGTAGCCTTGGTGTTGGAGTCCCCAAACGAGCAGCTCGACGAGCAGCACGTGAGGTCCAATCCAATAAGCGTTCGTCTAGCAGTGACATAGCTAGACGTTGGCTAGAACTTCAGTACGGATGGAAGCCACTTTTGAATGATATCTATGGCGCCGCTGAGCATTTAGCTACGCGCGACACAGGTCCCAAACATATGCAGACTTCTGCTTCCGCTACTATAGGAATTTCCTGGAACAAAGATATTCCTTGGGATTTTACCAAGTCATATAATTGCTCCGGGTCAGTCCAGTATACTCGTAAGTATACGGTTCGCTACGCTGTCACAAACTCTCAGGTCCGCGAATTATCACAAACAGGGGTAACAAACCCTGCTTTGATAGCCTGGGAACTGATGCCCTGGTCGTTTGTAATCGACTGGTTCGTACCCATAGGAAATTTCATTTCGACGTTAGATGCTACCGCCGGAGTGACGTTCCTCAGTGGGTGCGTTTCAACCGTTACAAAAGTCCGTGGCGTCGGGTCTATGACGTACTCAGGTGCGTTATATCAAAACGAGCGGCGTTCAGGCTCCATGTCGAATCATCTCTTTCGAGACGAAGTAACGAGGATAAAACTTGCGTCGTTTCCGTCGCCTGCTTTACCTCAGTTTAAATCGCCCGTTAGTTTGACTCATATGGCTAATGCACTCGCTCTCCTTCAACTTCAAAGAAAGTAAATACAATGACTGCTATCGCAGCTTTGACTATTAACAACGGTGCTGCAACGCCCGTTGCTAAAACCTTCAACCCCGTCTCGAATCGTGACGGTATTGCACGTTGGGCAGAGCGTTCGAGCGGTATTTCGCTCGGCTTCCCAACCCTCAGCTTTTCGTTGCGCGAGCCTAAACCAGGTTCGCGTAGCTACAAGCTGGTGGCGAAGGTTGTCCTCCCGGTTCTGGACCTGACTATTCCTTCGTCTCCGACGAAGGCATACGACTGTCTTGCAACCGTCGAGATGGTGATGCCTGAAAAGTCGACACTGGCCGATCGTAACGATCTGTTGGCCTACGTGAAGAACTATCTGGCTAATGCTACGGTTGTTACCGCAGCAGTTCAAAACTTCGAGCAGGTTCTGTAAAGAATCTGCTCGCCGCTTGACACCATTCCGAAAGAGGACTCTATGTCATCTAAGAGACATAAAGGTGGTCGGCTTGAAGCCGCCCGCAACTTCCGTGCAGCCCGTCCGTTTACGGACGATGCTATTTTTAACTTCCTTCACTCTATCGGAACGCCTCGTGCACTGACAGTATGGTTATTATACCGTACTGGAGGCCACGATCAGCTGACAGAGTTAGACATTGAACCGTCTGACTATAACTGTCCGTATGCGTTCCGTCTTGACTACTGTGCGACCTTATTCTTGTCGAAGGCGAAGTTTTTAACGACTTCGTTTGACAAGGCTACGACTGCACAGACAAAGTTTCTTCGTTACGAAGAGCTTTGTCAAGTTACGAATCGTCGCTTTGCGAATCCAGATCAAGACCCATTAAACCATGGGTCAAGCGTCTGGCTGCTTAATGCGACCAAACGGAAAATCTCTGAGATTCTCGGCGACTATTCGGGTGAGGAGTTCGTTAAAAACGCTGGTTGGGGCCCTGGCTCTTCTACTTTGCTAAAAGGCGAAGAAGTCTCGGCTTACAATAAGTTCCACGTAGAACGTGGAATCACGCACGAATTGTACGCCCTTGTAAGTCCTTGGTTTTATAAGGCTTACCCTACTTGGAGCTCCCTCATCTCTGGACCAATGGTTCATGATACGGGGTTCACCAAGGAGGCTGGGAACGTAATCGTCACTGTCCCGAAGAATTCGAAGACGGATCGTGTTATAGCTATTGAGCCAGGGATTAATCTCTGGTTCCAAAAGTCTATTGGCACGATGATTCGTCGACGTCTTAATCGGGCTGGAATCGACTTAAACTCACAGGAGCGGAATCAACAACTTGCCAAGCTTGGCTCTCTTTTTGAGGGGCAATTTAGCACTGTCGATTTTTCTTCGGCGAGCGATTCTATCAGCCGAGAAGTCATCCGGGAATTAGTTCCTCCCAGATGGTATCAGCTGATGGACTCGTGTCGTTCCAAGATCGGAAAGCTCGGAGATCAAGTCGTCGTGTGGGAGAAATTCTCCAGTATGGGGAATGGCTTCACATTCGAGCTTGAATCACTCATTTTCTATGCTGCCGCTTTGGCAACACAGGAATATCTCGGCATTACCACCGAGGTGAGCGTCTATGGTGACGATGTCATCTTAGATAACCGTGCTTTTGACCTTTATTCGTCGTTTTGTGGTTTCCTCGGATTCAATGTCAACACATCTAAGTCTTTCGGCTCAGGTGTTTTCAGAGAATCTTGTGGATCTCACTTCTACGACGGGATGGATTGCAAGCCAATCTTTCT